AAAAAATCACGAAACACAATGTGCTGAAAGGTGGACTACAGCATTTAATCATTTTGAGAAACTTGATGATGATATCAAAGGACTTAATAACTGGATTAAAGGCGGTCTTACAACTATTGTAGTATCTATGCTGCTTATCTTGCTTAAAGACTATATCATCTAATGATTGACAAACTTATAGAACCCGTTAGTCAAATTCTTGACAAATTTATAGCGGATAAAGATTTAAAACTAAAATTACAACATGAACTTAATCAAGAGTTACATAAGGCAAATATGGCTCAGATTGAAGTTAATAAAGTTGAAGCACAGCATAGAACAGTATTTGTAGCAGGATGGAGACCATTTACAGGATGGATATGTGCAAGTGCTTTGGCTTATCATTTTATTATTGAACCTATACTTATATTTGCATTAGCTACACAAAACATACAGCTAACGCTACCTACATTTGATATGGGTTCATTACTTACAGTTCTTATGGGTATGCTAGGTCTTGGTGGGCTTAGAACTTATGAGAAAACAAAAGGAATAACTAAATGAGTTTTGAAACAGAAATAAAAGATATGCTGATAAAGCATGAAGGTTTAATGTGTAATACTTATAAATGTTCTGAGGGCAAATTGACTATAGGTGTAGGAAGAAACCTAGAAGCAAATGGCGTATCAGAAGATGAAGCATTATATATGCTAGACAATGACATTAAGAGAGTTAAAGAGAGTTTAGATAAGTCATTCAAGATGTGGAGATGTATGCCTAAAAGAGCAAGAATGGTATGCATCGATATGACATTCCAAATGGGTATTACAGGATTCTTAGGATTTAGAAAAACTATAGCTTTAATGCAAATGGGTATGTGGCTAGAAGCCAGTGAAGAGGTTTTGGATTCTAGGTATGCAATACAGACACCTAATAGAGCAGCATTTAACTCTAGGCAACTAGCTTTGTGTCATGGCGAGAAAATCAAGCGAGGATCATCAAGCTAATTCAAGACTAGGTGCATTAGGCGAATCCCTAGTGCAAACTTTCTTGCTTGAATTTTGTGACTTTGTTTATCCTACTCAAGACAAACACCCAGCAGATATTCTTGCTGAAGTATCTAACTGCAAATATACTGTTCAAGTAAAAGCTAGGAGAGAAACCAAAGAAGGCAAATATGTATTCGCAACTGAAACATCAAGGTCAATGTCTGATGTTTATAAAAACTATCATTGTGATATTCTTGCTTTTGTTTTCGTCAATAAAGAATATAAACGAATTCTCTTCAAACCAAATACTTCTTCGCAAACCTACTACACCTTTGATAAAAAAATAATCAAACCTGATATGGAGATTACATCTCTACAAGAAACTCTTGATGCACTTAGTCAAGTGCCAGTCTTAAATCCAGTAATAAAATAAATACTTGCATAAATATATATTTCCATGTTAATATTTTTATATTAATTTATAGGAGAGAAAAAATGATTGATTTTGGATTGTTTATGTTTTTATGCTTTATGTCTATATGTCTATATGGCGTAGCATTAATTATTAAAGACAAGGAGAAGTAATGGGTAGATCAAGGAGAATTATATCAGAGTATAAGCACACCAATAGAGAAGCAGTTATCTTAGATACTGCTGAAGGTCTTGAGGTTGATTTATATAGAAATGAATATTTGATTGAGACTAGAAAGGTCTACGATCACAATCAGAACTATGCTGAGAACTTGGCTGAGAACTGGGTATTAAAGGTGTTCTCATGATTGATAAATATTGGAAAAGGTTTTGTGTAATCTTTATGAATCTGTTTGGTACTAAAGATGACATAGATTGGTTAAACATGCATAACGACATGATTAGAAAAGGAGAGAAAGATGAGAGCAAACACAAATATAAGATTTAATTTAATTGGTGGTGGTACTTTATATATACCGCCTAGAGAGGTAGGAGACTTCTATAAAGACTTTTTAAGTGGTCATAATGTAGTAGAGGTCAATGGCGAAAGATATGAGGTTAGAGACTCTCAGAGAGAGATACAAGAGCAAATGAGTAGGATATGAATATTAAAGATTTAGAAAAATACGACTTTAAAAAAGTTGGTAGTGCAATCATAGTTAAAGATTTGCCAAATGATGTTTACCATGCTGGATTAGGTTTAAGCAGTTCTACTGTTAGAAGGTTTGGAGAATCACAACTACATGCTGTAGAACAAACACTTGAATCTAGTCCTACATTAAAGTTTGGTACTGCTGCTCATTCATATTTACTTGAAGGAGAAGAAGCGTTTAATAGAGAGGTGGTAGTAATGACTGGCTCTCCTTATACAAAGGCAAATAAAGAACTTAAAGAAGAATATGAGTCACAAGGTCTTATAGTTATCAAAGAAGCTGATATGGAAACTATACAAGGCATGAAGGACAATATGATCTATGAGGGTAATGCTTATATAAATGCAAAAGGTAAAATAGCTGAATCAAGTATCTATTGGTATGAAGATGACATTATTTGTAAATGTAGACCTGATGTTTTATGCCCACCTATAGATGCACCTCATACTGATAATGAGATAGTTATTGTAGATTACAAGACAACACAATCTTGTGACCCTAAACAATTTAATTATTCAGTTAGAAAGTATGGCTATGATTTACAAGCCGCATTTTATAGAAGAGGTGTTGAAGCTGCTGGATATAAAGTAAAAGAATTTGTGTTTGTAGCACAAGAAAAAGTACATCCTTATGCAGCTAAAGTATTTAGGATTACACATGAGCATATGGATTATGCTTGGAATACTATTGAGGGTTATTTGAATGAATATAAAGAATATAAGAAAGGTAAGCCTTTATCTATCTATAATAGCCCTAATGTTGTTGAGTTAGATATTTAGAAGGGTGAACTAGCAAATGAGAGTATTGAGTAGTAAGGAGAGTTTCACCAGTCACCCTAACTTGATTATAAACGAAATTAATAATAATATTGAAAATGGAGAGTAAAAAAATGGACGAAAATAAAAACACTAAAAAAGCACTTTGGGTAAGTGAAGATATGCATCACGAGATAAGTATTTTTGCTGTTATTAACAAAGAGGATATTGGTAAAGCTGCTGAGAGACTAATTAAACTTGGTATGATCGAACATAGGCAAGGTAACAAGTGACTCAGTATAAAAACAAAGTAGCAGAGCAAAGGGAAAGGCTGGAAGCCGAGAAGAACGATTGGTCTTTGTATGTTGACAATGTAAATGGCTATACAACAGTAAGAGTTGGTAATAAGTCTGTAACAAGATTTAGAGATAAGAGAAGAAAGGAAGTTATCGAATATCATGCTTGAATCTGTATTGTTTGTATTTAGCCTAATATTTGTATTTATATTTATTTGTCTTATGATAGGTGTAATAAGCATAAAATTTATTGATTACTTAGAAGATGACAAACAGCAGGACTAAAGGACATAATTTCGAAAGGCTAGTAGTTAAGTTAATTAATGATTTTATTGAATCAAAAGGTGGTACTAAGTTTGTGAGTAGGAATTTAGATCAAGCACAATACAAAGGACAAGCTGATATATATTGGGATAACTTTGCTATTGAATGCAAAAGATATGGTAGAAGTAATACTAATATGTATAAACAAGCATGGTGGGATCAAGTTTGTTTTGCAGCTAGAGATAAGTTCATACCTATATTGATATATAAGTTTGACAGAAAGCCAATATATTGTGTTGTACCTTGCTATATTATTGGGGATGACTTCCCAAGAAACAACCAAGTAGCCTATATGTGTAGCTTTGAAGAGTTATGCAAGGACTACAAAAACATATTGAAACGAGCAAGTGAATTCAATAAATGAAGAAGATTTTGAGAGTTTTTGTCGTGAAGCATACGACAGAATGAAAGTTGTGTTGGAGTTGTTAGGAATAATTAATGATGACACATTTGAGGATTTTAAGGAGAGGAATTACCATAACCTTGAAGTCCAGTATCTAACCAGTATAGATAAATATTCTATACACTAACTATAAGGAGAGTATTATGGTTGATATATTAGGTGGAATGTCTAGTGGTACGCCTACTAGTTCGTTCTTAGCGTTTAAATCAAACGATCTAGGTTTTTATGTCGGAGAGGAAAGAATAGATGTAGATTATCTACAACTTGATCCTGAGACATTTCAATCAGGCTGGGGTAAGTTCGATGCTGCAAGAAGAGAATTCATCTTTGAATGGGATGAAAAGTTCGGTGTAGTCGGCAATAAACCAGCAGATGATTTTAAAAGATCATTTTCGTGTTGGTTATATGCAAATGGCGTTGATAGACCTTTATTATGGCAAAGATTTAGTTATGCTGAATCTTCAGCTTTTAATAAGATGTTAGGTCAGTTTTGGCATGACAAAGATGGTAAAGATGGTTTACCAACTTTTCAGTTCAAAGGTGCTAAAAACATACAGGTAGGAATGGGTAAATCTGCTGAATTAGATTTTGATTTTGTAGGATTTAAACCAAGAAAGCCTGAGTTTGTAATACCTGAATGGGCATCTAATGTAGATGTCGGAGTTCAAGAATCTGAATCACAAGGTCTAACAGACGATGATATACCCTTCTAAAGTAGACTGGGTTAGGATAGCTTCTGATGTTGTCCTTGATTTACTAGGCGAACCTACAGTCAAAAAGCCTAATGAATGGCGTTATGGCAATAAAGGTTCGCTAGTATTTAAACCTGATGCTGGTACTTGGTGGGATTTTGAAAATGACACAGGTGGCGGCATCTCCGATTTAATTAAACACATGGGGAGAGATGTGAACGAGATACTAAAGAAATATGGTTACGATACAGCACCGCTAGATAACTCCTTACTTAAGACTCCCCCTAAAAAGTCTAGTGGTGCTAAGTCGTTTACACGATTAGAGATGAGGGAACTTCATGCTCAAGCAATTATAAGTCTGCAATATTCGCCTGAGTTCTTCGTTATGAGGTTTCCTACATCTCATCCAATAAAACAAAAGTATGCACCTTTTTCAAGGAATGAGGATGGCACTTGGTCTATGAAGCGACCTGAAGGGCTTATGCCAATTTATTTTAAAAATGAATACCCTGATAAGCCTATCGTTATAAATGAAGGAGAGAAGGCTACAGTTGGTTGTGAGCAAATATACAAAGGAGATGCTGTTACATGGCATGGTGGAGTTAATGCTTGGAATAAGTCAGATTGGAGTCCTATTTTTGGAAAAGAAATAGTTATATTTCCTGATAATGATGATGCTGGTAAAAAGTGTGCAAATGAGTTACATGAATATCTAAGGGCAAATGGTTGTAAGGTTAAAGTTATTGAGCCACCTAAAGAGTTTAATGATAAAGATGATCTTTATGATGCATATGAATCTAAATACTTTACATCGAGTGAGGATTTTGAAAAGTTTATTTATAACCAAAAAGAAAAGTTACCTAGAGGTGCATTAAGATTCCAAACTGTTAAAGAAGCTATATTGACTGTAGAGAATCCTAAATGGCTTATAGAAGATGTATTTGAACAAGAGAAACTTATAACTGTATTTGGAGAGCCTAAGTCAGGCAAATCATTTATAGCTATTGCTATGGCATCTGCTGTAGCTACAGGTAGTAGCTTTTATGGTTGTAAGGCAAATAAGGCAAATGTACTTTATCTTGCAGGAGAGGGTTTATCAGGCATGAGAAGAAGATTACTTGCTATGCATCAAAGTGAATATGGACATAAGTTGTTTTATACAGACGAAGAGAAACAGGCAAATCCTGAATTAGAGGATGCAAATTTATTTCTATCTAACAGAGGTACTAGAATTAATGAGCCTGAAGAGTTTGAGAAACTTGAAAATGAGATAAACCTTATTAAACAAGAAAAAGGAGACATAGGTCTAATTATCTTCGATACCTTTCAAAGAAACTTCTCAGGAGATGAAAACTCTGCACAAGAGGTAAATAAGTTTGTTAAAGCAGCAGATCAGTTAATACATGATTATAAGTGTACTGTTTTGTTAGTACATCATACTGGTAGAGGTAATACTAATAGGGCTAGAGGATCATCTGTATTAGATGCATCTATAGATGGTGAGTTCTTGGTTAAAAGAAAAGATCAGAATGAAGAGATGTTTGTAACTATGAAACAAACTAAGAATAAGGATGGTATGGGTATTACCGAGAAGAAATTTAAGTTCCATGAAGAGCATTTAATAGGTGCTGGTTATGAAGTTACATCAGGATTACTTATAGAGACAGATGAAAAGATAATGACTAGCAAAGAGATAGATAACATTACAGATGAGAGGATTATGAATCTAATGAGGTTTATGGCATTAGAAAAGGCAAATCCAAGAGATGTATTCTTTACTGCTGGTTCTTTTGGTCATAATGGTGTTTACAATATATCAGGAAAAGAGATTAGTAGAGATAACATTAACAACTCATTTAAAAGACTTCTGAAGAATGGAATCATAGAAAGAAAACGAAATGTCACAGGTAATAAGAAGGATCAAGGCTATAGATTAGTGGATTTAGAGGAAGGTGTGTAACTTGTGTAAAGAGGGTGTGTAATCTGTGTACTGGTATTATATCTTGTGTGTAGTGTGTGTAGTAGTCCGTAGGACTACACACTTACACACTACTGATACTTGAAAATATGAAAAATTATATTGATATAGAAGTAGATAAGCGAATAAGCGAACTAAGAGAGCATGAGGACTATATGCTAGGCAAATATGGTTCTTTGAAGCGTATATATAAATTATTAGGTGCAAATTTTGAAATTAAGTTTTGTAAGGCAAAAATGTTATTGACTACAGCACTAGAAGGTAAAGAAGGTAAAGCTAAACTGCAAATGATAGATATGATGTTTAGAGCATGGGATTCTTTAGAAAAGCAAATTTTAGATAGAGGTTTTAAACCACTTGAACCGCAAATTAGAGTTTATGAATATGGTAAAGGCAAATTAGCTTATATTTGTGATTATGATGATGAAAAGGCAAATATGATAAAACAATATGAAAAAGAGACAGATGTTGTCTTTTTTAGTATGGAAGAACTGTTAAGATGTATACCTAGTGAATTCATGGATGCAAAAAGACTTTTGACAAAAAAGTTTGGAGATGCAAGTTTTGAGAGGATAAAACATGGGTAAAGGTAGTAAAAGACGACCTGAAGATAAAAAGAAGATTGATGCAAATTGGGATAAGATATTTGGAAAAGCAAATAAACGACCTAAGAAAAGGAAAAGAGACTGAAGGCAAATTGATTGATTTGCTTGAAGCTACAGGAAGAAAAGTAGTAAAGGCAAATTTATCACAGGATATGCACGATCATATTGATATGTTTGTTAATGATGTACCTATAGATGTTAAGGGTAATAGATACGCAAATTGCATATGGCTAGAACTTACAAACGTAAATGGTAAGGATGGATGGCTGAAAGGCAAATCGAAATACATTGTAATGGATGTTATAGATATGAATTCTTTTCTTGTCTTTGAAACTAAAGACTTGCTAGAATACTGTAATAACATAAGGCAAATCGCAAATAGCAAAAACGATTACAATATGCTTTATACAAGATACGGAAGAAAAGATCAGATAATTAAAGTTCGCTATGATGATATTAAACATTTACAAAAAGGCAAATTAAGTTATGCCTACGAAATTTAAAAAGAGTCAAACTATAAGAGATAGGGCTACAGGCAAATTATCTACTCAACATTTTTATTTAAAGCAAATTCCAAAATCGGAACTTGAATCAGTTATAAACAACGAAAATGCAAATCCTAAATTAAGGATTAAATGCAAACGTGAATTAATTAAAAGGAATAAATGCGACAAAAATTAGAAAGGCAAATTTTAGAAAGGTACATAGAAAAAGGCAAATCAGTAAATGATGTTGCTATGTCAACAGGTAGAAGCAAATTTACTATTTTAAAAAAGGCAAAAGAGTTTGGTTTAGAGTTTAAAGGCAAATCCCATTGGGTGAAGTTATAATGCAAATTAAGTTAGTAACAAACGAAAGGCAAATCAGAAAACAGCTTGATAGACATTTAAGCAAAAAGAAATTTAGTCGTATCATGTCTGAAGCTATGAACTACACAGGAGAGAGAGTAGTTAATGCTGAAAGATCACATTTAAATGATAAACTTGATAGACCTAGACCACAAACAGTTAAAAGTGTAGTTATATCTTTATTTGCTAAACCTAATAATCTAGCTATGACAGTAAGGGTTAAGGATTGGGCTTCGAACTACTTACACTATATTTATAGTGGAGATGACGAATACGCTAGAAATAAAGGTTATCCCTCTCCAACAAGGGATGGTAAAACTAAACAAGGCAAATTTGGTAACATTTTAAAACTATCTAAAAAAGGCGGACTACTAGCTAGAATTGACAAGACTGCTGAATCACAGAGGAAAGGTTCAAGATTTCAAGGCGTACCTAAAGGAGAAGGTTCAAAAAGATATGGTATATGGGAGAGACAAGGTAGAAAAGGGCAAGGCGGTTTAAAACTTCTTGTTGCTTATACTCCATTTATTAAACACCGCAAATTTATTGATTTCTTTAAGGTAGGAGAAAAAGTAATTAAAAGCACACTTCCACGAGAAATACATAAACAATTCTTAAAGCAAATTAATAAATAAAAAAAGGCGGTACTAAGACCGCCTAAAGTAAGGAACTGCAAATTTAATAAACAATAATACTTAGTTCTGAATCATCATCAAGATCAGCATATTTGGTCACATATTTTGTTTTATCTTCATCAATCATACAAATTCCGTTTTTATCTTTTTTTACTTTTCCATTCTTATGTTTTTTATAAACAATCTCTCTATCCATATATGCAAATCCCATATCTTGTATATCTATGTCTTTAGATTCCATATCTATTCCATAACATATCTCCATGTGATTTTTAATCATTTCTCTTACTTCGTATCCATAAATTTTAATTTCCATAATTACTCTCCTCTTAATTTATTTAATGTTTCTTTTGCTGTTGGATAAAAATGCAAATCATCGGGCATACAGGTGGTTATTCCTTCTGCATAATCACAATTAAAACAATGATCTATAGACTTGCTTTTATCTTGTATGTTTCTATTAAAATTAATATCTGCACTACCGCAACTAGCACAGACTTCTATTCCTTCCTCTACTATTTCTGTATATGTATAGTTACTCATTTGTTTAACTCCTCTTTAATTTTAATCCACGCATTAATTATTTTTTGTGCGTGTTCTTGTTCTTGTTCGCAATCATCAAAAAGACCGCTTATTACATCATCAATAATATCTATGTTACTCATCATCTACCTCCTCATCTTCAAAATCATCAGCATTTAATATGCACTCCCAATTGTCCCCGTAAGAGTCTATTTCTTCCGTATCTCCACCACCGCTTAAAAATATATCTAATGCTTTATCATAACTATCAGCAGTTATTGATGTTTGCTCTACTATCGTAACTCTATTACTAAAAATATATTCTTTTGGTTTACTCATTATTTTATCTCCTTACTAAGTAATGCTTAATTACATTACATATATAAATATATATTAATATATAATTATTGTCAAACATTAAATGCAAATTTATTTTTTATGCAAATTTACTTTTAAGGCAAATTTACTTTTAAGGCAAATTTACTTTTAAGGCAAATTTACTTTTAAGGCAAATTTACTTTTAAGGCAAATTTACTTTTAAGGCAAATTTACTTTTAAGGCAAATTTACTTTTGATGCAAATTTACTTTTAAGGCAAATTTACTTTTAAGGCAAATTTATAAACTAGCAAAAAAAAATCATCTAAAAAAAACACCAGCAAAAAAAATAGATCAATGAACCGCCACCAATACAAGAAACACAGAGAGCCACTCTAACCGCCTAGATTCAATGCTTAATATAAATAAATAGGTATATACCTTTATATATAAAGCTATGCTTAAAAGTGCTTAGAATGGCTCATATGTATATTTATATTTTAAATAACCAAAAAAAACCCCGCTAAAAGCGGGGCAAAAATACACATTTTTTTAGGGGATTATTCCTCTTCTAAATCTCCATTAATATATATTTGGCAGTCATTACCATATTGTGTACCATTATAAATACCTTTAATTTTTATTTGGTTTAATATTTGATCGTCTGTAAATCTTTCATCAGACCATTCAACAAAACCCTCTAAACCATTTTTATATTTATTTTCTTCGCTTTCTTGATAAATGCTTACAACTTCGCCATATGTTAATTTTACATTTGACTCTATTTCATACTCTCTAACATCTACAGATTGCTCTTCTACTGTATAAATATATTTAGCCATTTTTTTTACTCTCCTATTTATTGATTATTAATTTTGCTTTTAGCCCTTGCCTTGTAACACTTTTTAAAATGCTCTTTGCTAACTTCTTACAACTACCAGCAAAGGCAATGCCCTTGCTGGTGTTGTCTGTAACTTCAATTTTATATTTCATATCAGCCCTCTATATATTTTTTTGCTTGATCTGTATTTACATAATCACAAAGATCCAATCTTTTCTTTTGTGTTGCTGTGTCTAACTCATCCCAATCACTAGGAAAGGAAATTCCTTGTACTGTCTCATAAAATCTTTTCCTTTGATTGTTACTTTTTCTAATTGATTCTTCTGTCTTATCGTCTGACATGATAGAAAATATTTTAGATATGTTGCTCACAGTTTTTAAATGATCATAAGTAGATATTAAATTATCATCCTCTAATATCTTTCTTGCTCTCTCTTCGAAGTCATCAACCCTTATCTCTTTATTTGGATTTATCCAATATAAATGTCTACCAGTAGTGACAGACCAATGGTTTACGCTTATAAGATCATCAATGGCTACTAATGTTTGATAACTAAAAAATAATTCTTTGCCATTTACTATATGGCTATATAAATTTTTAGTAGTTCTTAAATATCTAGGGCTAGTGCCTTTTAAATCAATTTCGCTTTTTAATATACTCATTTTGTTTATCTCCTTATACTGTTAAATAAAAAATTATAATTGTTGCTAGTATTGGTAGCCCTAACATAAGGGCTACTGTATAACTAAGAATTAAATTTAAGTAATCCTTTTTATTTGTTTTCATATTTATATTCTCCTTACTTAATTAAATTAAATTTATAAAAGCTATGTTAGCAACCATGATTAATAACAAAGATAATGCAGTAGTAACAATGCAATATTTAACAGCCCTTTTTCTGGCGTTGATAACAGCACGTCTTTGTATTGGTTTAGTTAAGTCTCTCATGTTTATATTCTCCTTACTTTGTTAAACATAAACCTATTATATATAAATATATAATTATATGTCAACAATTAATTTAATTATTTTTTAGATAGTTAAATAGTCTATTATTCATAATATTTATAATTAGAATTTATATCTAATATCTATATATAACCATCATCCATCAACCAGCATCCATCATCAAGCGGAAGCCCTTTATATATATGGCTTTGCGGTCATAGGTTCTTTTTAGCAAAGCTGTATGCAGGTTGCGGCAC